ATGACAAGAGCGTTGGAGAGGAGAAGAACTCGTAACGAGGTAAGCATACACCGAAAAAACTTACTGGCGAATTATTTAATCATTACGGATACAGAGCAAACAGAAGCAAACTATATCCGAGGATTAAAAGAATCTTTACCCGAACAAGTTCATAATCGAATTCAAATTAAAATTATTGATAGTGTTAAAACCTCAAAACTCATCGAAACTGCTGAAAATGAAAGGGCTAGAACTGCTCAGTACAGCGAGGTTTGGCTTCTCTTTGACAGAGATAAAGTACTTCCCTTCGATAAAATAATCGAAGAAGCTAAAGGAAAGGATATTCAAGTTGGCTGGTCTAACCCATGCATCGAAATATGGTTTTTGGCTTACTTTGGCAGCATGAGCACTTATGCAGAATCTGTTCAATGTGTTTCTGCATTCAAAAATAAGTTTAGGCAAGTAACCGGAATCGAGTATACTAAGTCGTCTCGTGACATATATAAAAAGCTCACTGCTTACGGCAATGAACAGAAGGCACTTAAAATGGCAGATGAGAGGTATACAGCATATATGTCAAACGAAAAAACGAAGCCTTCGCAAATGGATAGCACAACAACGTTGCACTTGCTTGTCCGTGCGATAAAAACAGCCGTAGAATAAAGGCTATTAAACAAGGGCCGTGGATCACTCCACGGCCTTTTCCAGATCATCAATTCTGTGGTTTGCCACTTTGATCTTTTCATCGTGAATGGCAACATCTTCTTCCAGCTTGTAAGTCCTTTCTATGAGTGTATTGTGCTTATCCTGTTTCTTTTCAAGCTGTTCAAGCCTGTAAACAATCAGGGCGGTTGTCTTTTTGTTGCTCCAATACGATCCAACAAGAGTGCCCAAAAGCGCCATTGCGCCCACTACGATAGATGATACATCAAGACCCATATTTTTCCTCTTTTAACTCGTCTGCTTCAGCCCTGTTTCGGTTTGCACATACACGATGCCCAGCGCCATTCCGGTTTCCGTTTTAACGTACACCTGGGCGGTCTGTAGGCCGGTTTCGGTCTGCACTCGAATGATGGACGATGCTTCCCAGGCGGGATACAGCGTGACCGCTTCATTTGCCGTGTAGCTGCCGCCCAGGTCATAGACCTTGCCGCCACCGTCACTTGTTGACCATCCGACTTGCTTATATCCGTTACGGCTAAAAATGGCCCCTTTAAGGGTCAAAGCTGTGTCATGGGTCTTTGTGTCGCTGGTATTCGTACCGCTGCCATTTGCACCCTTATTGTAAGCCACAGTGTATGTAAGCAGCTCCCACACGGCATACAGCGTGGTATTGCCGATGATAGTGATGCTGTCTCCCGGCTGATAGGCCACGGCTCCCCCGGCGCTTGTGGCCCAGCCCTTGAAGGTATTCCCGGCTTTTGTGGGCCGTGTGCTGCTGATGGTGGCCTTGTACCCGGTGCTTCCGATAGTAACGGTCTGCGCACCAGGCGCACCGCTGCCGCCGTTGGCGTTGTAAGAAAGCGTGTAATCGCTGACCACAACGGTTAATACCGGATCAGACAAGGCGCAGTAAGTCAGATTTTTAAGAAACCCGCCAAAGACATAAGCACAGCTTTCCGGGATCAAATTATTCAGAGTAAGCGTTGTCCGTGTGTTAGCAGTTCTCCAACTCGTTGCATCCCACTCTATCCGGTCGCTGTAGTCAAAGTTCGTGTTTTCGTTGTTGTTTTTCGCTCCATAAGCCAGCACAGGAAAGTAAGATACGCCGGAGCTTGTGACCGTTATGCTGACGGATGTTTGATGTCCACGGCAAACGGATAATGGGATTCCATTGTCACTTTTCCCGTAAAACTGTGATTCAGAATAGCACATAGCGTCCATGTTGGAACCAGTTGCGCCAATACGGGATGGTTGTTCTGTATAGAGTGTCAGATCGCCAGGCCATTTTGCCTGGCTTTCAAAGCCGTAATTGTCAGTTCGTTTTACCCTACCCACATAGGTTGCGGAGGGCGAAAAGGTCAGTGTGGTTGCCATTTGCACCACCTCCTAATTAGCTTTGCAGATAGATGTATATGTCCCCAACATCAAGCCCGGTAACGCTTCCGGGGGACGTGGAACCGACAACGATCTTCTTCATGGCCGGGAATACGGAAAATAGCGGTACAAGCGTTTGCACCGTCAGCCCGTTCAGGGGCACACGATACAACGGGAAATCAGCAGTCAAAACGTGGTCATTGATGATGTCCCCGCTTGTATACGCCGGATCGGAAGGATTGCTTGCAGCCGGTGTGCCCTTAATGACAACAAGGTTCACATTCTCAACGCCCGTGCTTCCGTCCTTCGTGTATCGTGCAACGATCAAATCATTCCGCAGATAACCTTGCTGGCCGTTTTCAATCGTAAGATTGACCGTGCTGCCTTCATCCAGCCTTGCATGACGGCCCTGAATCATCAGATCACCGTCTGCAACCTCTATTTTGTTGTTGGACACGATGGTTGCCGCCAGCTTGCTTCCACGGTCAAGGACATACGACCCGCCGCCAAACATGGCAGCGTTCAAGGAGCCTTGATCCGCTGCCGTTACATGGGCCTGTCCTGCATAGCCTGTCACCAAATGCATGTTTGCCATTTCGTTCATCCCTTTCTTATGCTGTTCTTTTCCAAACGTAAACCGCCAGATAGGGCGGCATGTTGTTATGGGCTTCGCCACCGCCCCCTGTTCCAACTGCATATCCAAATTGAGTGCCGCTTGTTATAGCGTTTGCACTGCCTCTCTCTACACCTGGTTTGCTGCTGGACACTGCCCCCAGGCTTGTGGCCGATACATTATCATTGTTCCAATTCGCATGGGCCGCAGGAACAATACCCGGAATTTTACCCAAGCTGTATGATGGCAGCTCGGATTTTGACAACGTATGCGTTGCTTCGCCGCCCGTGGCTCCCGCTTCGTAGCTGTCACCGGCAGAAAGAAGGAACCTGTCTTTGATCTGCTCCCATGTGCCAAATCCGAAAAGCGTATTAGGGCTTGTTTCCACCGTTGACATGTAGATTGCACCCACGGGATACACATTTTCAAGGGAAATTTCGCTTCCGGCGCTTCCACCGCCGCCCCCGGTGCTGCCATTAGAGCTTGTGACCTTTGTGGTGTCCGTTTCAAAATCAATGGTGATTATCCCATTCTGAACACGGACGATCTTTTTCGTGATGGGCACGGCAATGCTGACCCCCGTCACGTTGTCGGATGCCCCCACGATATCTCCGATATCATACGGATCATCCGTTTCATCAAAGTCAACGGACAAATCATCCTGCTGAAGCAGCTCCTTCAATCGCTCGGTGCCGCCCTGGATAAGCTCGGCTTCATCTTCAGCGTTGGAATAATCGTATACATCTGCATATTCATGCAATCCCGTGAAGGTCTGTGTCTGGCTTATGTTCCCGTTTGCATCAGCGTACAGATGCACAATCATCCGGTCTGCAAGTTCGCCGCTGCCCAGACAAATCAGGTGGTTTACCTTGTTTTTTGTCTTTTTGACGGTCATTTCCGTCTGATCGTTGTCAATACCATCCTGGGAATAATCCGCAATAAGCGCAGCAGACAGCACAACATTTTCCCCGTCATGCACCATTTTCAGCTTTGCGCCCACGCTGGACAGCATTTTCATGATGCCGTTATAACCGGAGATATACCGGGCAAATTGATAGCCGCTTATGGTAATGCCGGATGCAGCGGAATCCGCACGGAAAAGGGACGCAAGGCCCATCCTGGTTATCAGTGATCCCAGGATCGTGTTTGCGTCCCCGCTTACCGTTAGATAGTTCTGGCCGGAATCCGGGCAAAGGATTTTTGAATTCAGGATGCCATGCCAGGTGCGCCCGGAATAAGTGACTTCCTCGGCCCCAGTATTGGATGTTACAGCATCCACAATGCCGCCGTATTCCGTGCCTTCCATGTACAGGTATGATCCGGGAGAGCAGCAATGCGCATTGCTGGATATGGTGCATTCAAAGTCATTTTCGCTTTCCCCGAATGCTAAATCCAGTTCATAGGCAAAAAGCACCCCGATATCTTCCCCGTTTGCGTTCGTGTAGATCAAGTCCATTTCGGTTCAGACCTTTCTTCGATGATGACGATATCAAAACCAAAGTCCCCTTCCCAGGTGACAATGCTGCTACCAGCTGGAATTTTTTCAAAGATGTAGCTGTCTTTGTCCCTGGAAGAAAACTTGTTCAGAATTGTACCGTCATTCTTCGTCAGGGTGATGGTTTTTCCGACAGAATCAATGGTCAGATATTGATTTTCGTCAACATCACAATTTACCTGGTACTTGTGGCCGCTTATGTACACGGCAGGATTGGTGCAAGCGCCATAGATAATCAGTCGGAAGTTTGATCCGACAAAGCCGGGATTGTTTACCTGCTCAATAGTGGTGCTTGCGAAATAGTCGATGGGATAATCAAAGTCAAAATCCAGATATTCATCTTCGGTGATCTCGCCGCTACTATCCCCGTTTTTCCGGAAGGAAAAGGTTGTTTCCTGCACCCAGTACGGATAATCGGTGGTCAATGTCAGCGTAAGCGACATGTGCCGCTTGCTGGTCAGGTAGGATTCTTTTGCCGACTTCGTTACAAAGCACTTGTAATAATACCCGCCGATAATGATCTTCCCCGGCTGCATGGCAAGCACATCTTTTTCAGCCACTTCCAACAGCCGGTTCCGGGCGGCAATGCCTTTTCCCTCCGTGTCACAAATGATAATGACAGGCAGGTTCCGTGCGCTGACCGCCTTAGTCAGCGCACTAATCCTGTTCCCTTTGGTGGTCACGGCCCATTCGTAATCGTGGAGATCGCTTGCGTTTACAAAGATTCCGTCCTTGCCAAAGTCAAACGCTTCCCCGATGTGGTTTTTGTATATCAGTTTTTCAAGCATTTACAGCCCCCCTAACGGCACGGCCAAACTCACGGTTATTGATCTTCAGAACAGTTTCCTGCTTGTTGCTATCCTGCACAGCGTAAAGGATTTGCTTCAGCAGGTTTGCAACCTCGCCGTCCTGGAAGCCGCTAAATCCGTTCCGCATAGCCCTTGCTTCCGCAGCCGGGACAACCATTTCCCCCTTGTGCAGCTCGGCCACATAGCCGTCAAACGGGACAAAATCAAGGCCCCGTGCATGGGAACCGTCCGTTGCACCGCCAGAAGCGCTTTTGTTGACAGTTACATTCGCTGTCAGATTGCCAAAAAGGCTGTCCCAAAGCCCACGGAACCATGCTTTTATTCCGTCCCAGGCTTTGGAAATGCCCTCTTTAATGTCATTTACAATTTTTGTGCCAACGTCCACAGCGGCAGAAAATACCTCTTTGATGCTTTCCCAAACGCTTTTGAAGTAATTGGCCCATCCGCTAACAATGCCTTTAATTGCTTCCCATGCTCCTTCAAAGTCACCCTTGAAAACGGCTTCGACAACGGAGAATATCCCAGCTATTGTGTTCCAAATGTTGGCGAAAAACCCGGTGACGGCATTCCATACACCTTTGATGGCCGCCCATGCAGTTTCCCAAATTCCAGGCAACCAACTAGGAACGGCAGAGAAGATGCTTTTTATCCCTTCCCAAATTGCTTCAAAGTACGGGCCGACAACATCCCATACCGCCTTAATTGCATCCCATGCCGTTGAAAAGACCTGTTTAATGGATTCCCACGTCATGGCAAAATACGGTTCCACCGTGTCCCAAATGCCCTTGATTTTTTGCCACGCATCTTGAAACACAGATTTAAGCGGTTCAAGCGCTGAACGAACCTTTCCCATAGCGGACACAGCCGCACTTTCTATGTTTCCCAGGATGGGGAATTGTGCGGTTAGTGTTGACCAGGTGGCAATCACCGCATCCCACAGCGCCGCCAGAATGGCCGGTATTTCTGTGACCAGCCCGGTTATAAGCCCTATTGCACCGGATATCAAGGCCGGAAGAAGTGTGCGGATAATGCCGGGAAGTTCTTTGGTCAGCTTCTTTCCCAAGGTTCCCAGTGCTGTTGCAATACGGGGAAGCAGATTAACAATGAGCGGAACAAGATTGTCAAGCGCAATTCCGGCAGAATCAACCATGTTATTTATCAGCATACCAAGGTCTTGATCCGGATCGGCAATCCCGGTCAGCAGGTTTTTCCATGCAGACTTCATGGATGCAAGAGAACCTTGAATGGTTGTGGACGCTTCCAGTGACGTTGTGCCCGTGATACCCATTTCCGTCTGAACATCATGGATAGCGGAAACAATGTCCGCATAGCTGTCAATGCTGTACTCTGTAAGCCTTCCCTGTGCGGTGTTCAAGGCGTTTGCATCGTCAATAAGGCGCTGCATTTCTTCTTTTGTGCCACCATATCCAAGCTTCAGGTTGTCCAGCATGGTGTAATTCTGCTTCGCAAATCCGTTGTAGGCGTTTTGGATAGCGGTCATATCCGTGCCCATTTTGTTTGCATTGTCGGACATATCCGTTATTGCAAGATCGGCCATTTCAGCTGCCGCCGCCGTGTTATTTCCTAGGCTTTGCAACAAGCTTGCAGAAAAGCTTGTAACGGTTTCCATGTACTCATTTGCAGACAGTCCAGCGGTCTTATAGGCGTTTTGCGCATACCCCTGAACCGTTGCGCTGCTTTCCTTGAAAAGCGTATCCACGCCGCCTACAAGCTGTTCATAATCTCCATAGCTATCAATAGCTTGCTTGGATAGCCACACCATCCCTGCACCAACGGCGGTAATGGCGGCGCCGCCCACCTTTGCAGCGGTTGTAAGGCCACTTTTGAGCTTGGATGCAAAGGAAGCCCCTTTCCCCGTGGCGTTGTCAATGTCCTTGTTAAATTTATCTTGCCCATTCAGGGCAAGGGTTCCAAATATCTTGAATATCTCCAATGTCCATCAGCCCTTTCATTGGAAAGTAAAAAGGCCGTACGCAACGGCCTTGTCTTGTATACGCTGACAGGTTATTGACAGGGATTGAAGCCGTTCAGCATATCCGCAGAACAGCTTATTGTTTCTACTATTTCCTCATCGGATGGCACATCCGCTTCCTGCGGAAGCGAATCTTTGAAGTCCTGGAACGACATATCAAACACCCGGTGCAGATAGTATTCCCACAGCGTTTTTTCCTTCGTTTCCTCGTTGTGCGTCTGGATGACCTCCCGTGCAAATTCACACAAGCGATTTGTGCGGATCATACGATCCAGTAGCGTCATTGGATCAGCATACCGGGAGAAAAGCAGGTCAATGAATTTTAAGTCCCCTGCTTGAACAATCTGCTGACAACCTGAAAAAAATCCTTGAATTCGTCCTTCCGGATTACATCAATGACCATCTGCGCAAAGGCGGCCATGGGAAGCGCCCCTATTTCCTTCTTAGTCAGCCCGGAAAGCTGGGACAAAAGCAGGTAAATATCATCCTTTGCTTTTGGCACGTTGGCCAGCACGATCCCGCCGATATCCAGCATCACCGCAAGGCCTACCGAATTCAAGTCGGTGCCTTCCGATTTTGCAATCGCAGCTTTCACATCCGGGGATTCAAAGCAGGACTTGAATTCTCTGATTCCGATCTTGGAAATGATCTGGAACATGGGGAAGATATCGTCAGAAGTAAGGCTTCTCAGCTCATAGTTTTTCATGGTTTTTCTCCTTTCAAATTTCAGTCAGATTGAAAAAAGGCAGGATCACCGCATGGGCAACCCTGCCTTTTGTTTTTTAGCTGCTCGCCTTGGGATAATAGATTTTCCAGGGCAAGGTATCCAGGTCGGAATCAAGTTCCGCATGGCTTTCAAAGGTGTACTTGCCCACAGCGCCTTCCTTGTTCTTGCCTTCCTGCTCAAAGCCGGAAGTGCAAAGGGCATTGTCCAGGATAGCAATGATGTTCTTGCCTTCCAGCGTCTTCCCCACAAAGGCGATATTTTCCCAATAATCACCCTCCTGAATGTCCGCTTTGGGAACAATAACATCATAGGTGGAATCCTCGGAAGTGCCAGCTTTGCCCAGCGTCCCGGCCTTGATGATGTCGGGGGTCAGTTCAATGAAATTAACCTCCATGCTTGCAGCTTCGCCGGTCTTTACGTTCAGGCCCTTGACCTTTACCAAAGCGCCGTCAACCTCCACCTGCGTCACTTCGGGGGTAATGGTCAGCTTAGAGCCGCCAGAAGTAGCGCCCACGATGGAAGCGGAAAAGTTCCAGGAGCCAGTGCCGCCACTCTGCCCCGCCGTATACTTCAGGCCCTTGTGGATCGTGCCAGCGCCAAACAAAATGTTTTTAGGCGTATTCGCAGTTACGCCATTCTTGCCTTCTTTAGACATGTTATTTCACGCTCCATTCTTGTACAGATAGATTGATCTGGATGCTTTTCAGTTCTGCATCCTCTTTCGGTACGATAAGGGTATTTTCATAAAAAATGGCCACGGCTGATCCATCGTCAGCCATGACCGTTTTTCCGGATACCTTATCAAAATAGTCCTCGATCTTTGCTTTTGCGGCTTCAAGCTCTGCCCATGTGCCACGGTGAAAGCCGGTAAGCATGACGGTTGCTTCCTGCATCCCATCTTCATTTAGTGGTGTGCTTTCTGTGTATTCACCTACAAAATAGGGATAGACGATCTGCCCAGCAGTGTTGCCGGAATACACGCCAAAGCCGTATTCAATATTGAGGGATTCCATAGCGTCAGAAACGATCGATAAAGGTTTTGTTGTCATGATCCCAGCTCCTTGAAGATTTGTTTTGCCCTGCGGATGATGGCGGTCTTCGTGCTGTCGAACGCCTTCTGAAGCGTATGGTTCGGCTTTTTGCCGTGGGTGAAATGGCCGTTGCCTTCAGAATCAATGTAGTACCAGCCGCCTTTCCTGCCGTCACCGCCAGCCGCATATTCGCCGGTGCCGAATTCTTCCCATATGGCATTCTGCAATGGGCTTCCTATGGTGGCTTCCTGCGCTGATTCATTCACCTGATGATCCCAGGAGCCTTTCAGCTGCCCGGTGTCAACCCTGGAATTACGCCTTGCAGCAGATTCAATTTCCCCGGCCGCTTCCTCAATGAACTGTGCCGCCTTTTCGCCAACGGCTTCTTTCACCTGAACGCTGAAATCCTGAAATTCAACAGACATTTTATTGGCCCCCCGTGTATTTCAGATAGATTTCCAGCTGGGAACCACTGCCCATCTCCATTGGATTGTCAATCAGTAGGATGTCATATACCTTGCTGTTGACAACCATCCGGGAATTTTCCGCATTGATCCCGGAAGCAAGCACCACATAGTCAGCAATGAAAACGTGCGTGGATTCCTGAATCTTTGCATTGTAGGTGGTGTATTTGCTGTCACCGGCAGACAGGTCAAGCCATCCTTTGATTGTCTGGGCATCGGCCCAGGCTTGCACCTGTTCACCAATGTCATTCATGGTGCTTGTGCAAGTCTGGATGACCGCTGTGATGTTGCCGCCTATGCCTTTCATACGCTCAACCCCTGTCCGAACCTGGCCTTCATGTAAGGCTTCAGAAAGCCCGTTAAAGCCTTCGGGAATCCCATAATGGAATTATCCCCGTCAAGGTTGAAATAGGTCACAGAGTGCCTGGAAATCGTCTCTGACTGCACACCAACCTTGTCCCCGTTATCAAGTTGCCATTGGAGCATTCGGGCAACCCCTAACTTGATATCGGCAGGGTATACAACCTTTGTGACCGTAACGGCTGATTCATCGTACAGTTCTTCTTTGACCGTTACCGTGTTACCGTAAGAAGTCTGCACGTTGACCAATCCAGCGTTTAAGGCCGAATCCGTGATCTGCAACGTATCTCCGGCCTTGAACCTGTTCACACCAGGCACAAGCGAAAGCGTCTTTCCGGTTTCGGCAGCATCGGCAACGGCCCGGAATGCCCGTGCCTGGAAGTTGTTGTTGGTATATGACCGGATAAGCAGTTCAAGCGCCAGAAGCTTGGCTTCCAGCGCTTGATCCGTTTCCTCGGTTGTGATGTACTGCCGAAGTTCGGCAACCGTCATAATCATAGTTACACCGCCTTACTCGGCAGGTGCATTGGGTGCTTCCTCATCCTCGGCAATTTCAGTGACTTCATAGCCGTCATGCTCACGGAACCATTCCACCATGCGGCCTTCCGCAATCTGGGCCTTTCCGTAAGCAAACTGAACGCCGCCAGCACCGATTCCGCAGAATTCGGGATTGCCCGTTACCTTGATTTCATAGCCAGTGATTTTCTTTGCTTTCTTCGCAGCCATTTTGCTTCATCCTTTCCTTGCTTACGCAATCTTGATGTTGCGGAGAACGCCAGCATGGGCGGTGTTCTTCAGCACGGTTGCCGCAACCATTTCAACCTCGCCGTCCTTCACAGCGCCGGGGGCGTTGAAATCGGGCAGATACTGACGGATAGCGCTGTTGCCGGTCAGAGAAGCAGCGTGGAAACCGTCATTGATATCAAACTTGACAGCATAGATATCAGTCAGGCCAGTAACAGCGGCATTGGAAGCGCCGATGTTACGGCTGATGTCACCCTTTACGCAATCGTTGCCGGTTACGGTGGTGCTGGCAACGGTGTAATGCTTGCCCAAATCCATGAAGCGCACACCATCCATGGAAGTTACCTTTCTGCCGAAAGCTTCCTCGGATTCAGTCTTATAGCCCAGGATACGTGCCATAGTCTGAATCTTGGCGATCATGGCGCTGTTCATCAGCAGAGCGTCAGCATTGGTGTTCTTGATGAGAAGCTGAATCTGCTCATAGAGCTGATCCGCATTGCTCTTCAGGTTGGTCATGGTGCTGATGTCAATAGCCGAACCGGAACCGGTGTTGTACTCGGTGGAAGTACCGGCAAGCAGCTTGTCCAGGCCGTCAAATTCGGTGGTGGTAGTGGTTGCATCACCGTTTACAAGGGTGTAATGGAACAGGCTGATTGCGGCCAGCACCTTTTCACGAATCTGGTATGCCATGTTGTTCCAGGGGCCTTCAGCCGCCTTCAGAACACGGTCAATCTGGAATTTACCGCCGAAAATCTTCAGGTCAGCGGATTTCTTTTCCACGGTTGCCTGGTTCGCAGTGTATTCCGCATTCAGCGCACGGAAGGCAGCCACGGAAGGCAGCTTCTTCTGAATGTAGGAATAGGTCAGCGTGCTGCCGCCCTGGGGGGAAACGCAGTTGTCAAAGGGCAGCAGCTGAAGGATTTCGGATTCACGCAGAAAGATATCAACAATCTGCTGGGAAACCTTGTCGGACATACCGACTTTCATTTCTGCAAGTGTCATAGCCATAATATAATTACCTCATTTCTTTATTCTTTTTTCGGCTCATAAGCCAGTTTCAACGCATCTTCAAGGGTCTTGGGTTCTGTGTTTCCGTTAGTGTCCGGCTTATCCGGGAGCCTGTTTTCCACAATCTTTTTCGCCCCGGATGCTTCAAACTGCTGTGGGAACTGCGTTTTCAGTCCGGCCAGCTTGTCATCCCATCCCTTGATCTTGCCGTTTTCGTCAAGCGCAAGTTCGCCTTTTTCCTTCAGCTTGTATGTCATGTAGTCAACATCAAGCGCCTTGGCGCTTAAAAGCTGAACCCTGATTTCCGCATCCAACTGGGTCTTTGCAAGCTGCTGCTGAAGTTGTGCTACTTGCGCTTCGTAGTCACTTACTTTCTGCTGCAAGCCCTCTTGCCCTTTGGTGCCCTTTTTCAGCTCTTCAATAAGCGTGTTCGCTTCGGTAAGCTGCTGGGTGGTGCTTTCGTGCTGGGTTTTCAGCTTGCCATACCGGATATCAAGGTTTTCTTCGGATGCCGTATAGATTTTATTTGCCTTCATGTCATCCTGCACCGCTTTGATGATGTCGTCACTGACACCTTTTGCCTTCAAGATCTCTGCAATAGTCATTTTTTGTTTCCTTTCTTACGCTTTTACCGTGGTTGCGTCACCAAAAAAGTAGATGTTTGACAACATCCCTGTTGCAATTTTTATGTGAAACAGCGTCAGGCGTTGGTTACCAGCTTCGTATATTTGACCTTCTTATTTGCGAAAGCCGAAATGTATCCAATGCCTTTTGCCGTGTCAACCTTGTACCACTTGTTCCCGGCGTTATCCGTTTCGGTTACGCCCAAATAGTCCAGCCTGTCACCTTTTCTGGCAACAAACAGCTTTGCACCGTCCATACCTGGCTTCTGGCGCACCCAGACAGAGCCGGACACAAGCACATAAGGCTTTTTCTTTTCCTCGGTTTCCGGGGCAGCAGCAGGAGCCGGAACGCCGGAAACCACAATGGCCGTGTGCGCACCCTTTGCAACGTACACGCCGCCGATCTTAGCCGATGCAGCAGAACGGATATGCGCCGCATCCGTGTACTTCTGGAATTTCCCCGTTGCCATAAGGAAACGGGACATATTGCCCGTGTACCCCGTGGCTTGTAGCTTAGAACACCCGGCCAGAACATAGCTGGAAATGACAAGAGAAGAACAGTCAAAGTTCCCCTTGCCCTGGTCAAACCCAACGGATTTAATGGACTTGTATCCGCTCCAACGGCCATCCTTTACACCGCCGCCCTGGGAATACCCATAGTTCTTACTGTTGGCAATTTTAACAGCCCATGCCGCCGCATTTGCCGCAAGCTCACGATCCGTGCATTCCAGGTATTCATCCCATCCGCCGCTTCGGTTGTACCAATCGGCAAGCCGGATTTCTCCCTTTCTGTCATTGGTGGAGCTGGTCTGTAGCTGATCCCCAACCTCGCCATACTTATCTTTGTTTTCGGACATCACTGCATGTGCAATTCCGACCGCCATTCGGCATCACTCCTATGTTTAGAATAGTCCGCTGTTCAGTTCAAACACAGCGGCTTCAATCATCGCGTCAAGGCTCTCCGCATCCAGCTTGAAGCCCTTGTCCGCAAGGAAATTCAGGACATATGTTTTCTTTTCCTCGCCCCTGCCGCTTCCCGCGTAAAGCTGCTCGGCAGCGGAAACCGCGATCTTGATCCATCCGTTGATGGACTGCTGCTGTTCAACCGTGGACTTGCTCTTGATATACGGAATCAGGATGTAGACCACGACAGCGCCCATCAGCGCGAACAGAGCCTTTACAATAGGTGTAATATCAAACATTGTTTTCTCCCTTTCTGTTTAATCGTTATGTGTGCCGATCCCCAACACGGCTTCAATGATCGCGTTCGGATCGGCTCTTTCCCGCATGTCCTTTGGCAGTTCGGCCAGAAGGAGCAGGGGAAGCTTCACAAGGTTTTCGGCTTTGGCCTTCCAGTAGTAAGCCCCCGTACTGATCGCGACCTGCGCAATCCACGCGCTGACCACAATAGAGCAGTTCCCGGTGTCGTGTCCGTTGAGGTTGAACACAAAGAACGCTGCTACCATCAAGGCAAGGATCGCATAATCGGCAATCAGCAGCTTTTTACTGAACTCCATCTTTTTCACATGTGCATCACTCCTTTCAAGACATGAAAAAAGACCGCAAACGCGGTCTTTTGGGCATTATTTAACTTGCTGGTAACTTGCAGAACATGGAAAAAAGCATTTTTTCAGGATGCTTTATCCTAACGAATCTATAACTTTTTCAGTTATTACTGACCTTTTCACTATAATTTCTGGCGGCTGCTTGCACTGCATATCAATTATAATCTGCCAGCTTATTGGCAATCCTTCCTGCCCTATGATGTCTTCTGCCATATCCATAATTGATTCGGCGCACGCCTTCAACTGCTTGATCCTGATGCCCCGGTGTGTATCCATGTTTCAATTCTCCTTTCTGCATAAAAAAACAACCTGTCATATTTCCCGACAAGTTGCTTTTTACGATGTTTGTTTTAGTTGCAACCTACTTGCAACCTGCTTGCGACTGGCATAGAAAAAGCACCGTGCGGGTGCAGGGTGCTTGTTACTTTTCGACAATTTCAAAGCTATCAGGTGGGAAAAGATAGTCATCATCAAGTTCCGTCATGATTCTGAACCATCCTTTTTCAACTGACATGACTTCATAAACCTTATCACGATCTAAGGCAGGTGTTTCATGCTTCCCTATATATTTGACTTTCATTTTCTCACCTTCAATCTTCCCATTTCTTCACAAAGAAATCATGCTTTCCAAAGCCTTCACACTGCATCCAATGCACTTCTGCGTTTCTATACCCATCAGGTGTGTCAAGAACTCCGTGCCCTTTAACATGTTGCCAGTCTTCAGGCTTTCCACCGTAAGCTTTAGCATACTTACCCGCTATGTTAAGTATTGATTTAGTGCCCTTCCCTGCAAACACTTCAACATCTTGCAACCTTGTCCCTTCAGCAAAACGGAACATTTCCCCGGTATCCAAATCCATCACTTCATAGTTTTTTGCTTTTGCACCAATACTTTTTCCGAACAGTATATCTGATAATTTTATTGTACCACTTTTTCCGTCATTTTCAAGCGTTTTTGCCGCTTTCAGGTACTTTTCTTCAAACTCTTTGAAGTTCTCCGTCTTATCCAGCCCAAAGTATTCAGCCCGTTCTTTCAAGGTCTGAAGTTCTTCTTCCCCCAGCGCCCACCGTGCCCGTGTGTTGGAAGTGCAGCGACAGTTTACCACCTCGGCAGCGCCGCCGTTGGGATCACCGGGGAACATCAGACCATTGGAGAATTTTTCGTCAAGCTCCTTGATCTCCCCGTCAACCTGCCTGTGGGAATCGCGTGTGCGCCCGTCCAGCGTGGCGTCCCATTGCTTCAGCACATCAGCGCCTTTTGCCTTTGCTTTCTGCTGGGCATTGACTGCGGAAGTCTGCTGTATCCGGTGGCCCTCTGTCCGGGCAATGGTCTTTGTTCTGGACATTGGAGCACCGGACACGTTGCGGATGTTCCGGGCAATGTCTCCATAGCCCATGCCCGTTGCTATGCCCCGGCTGATCTCCTGGGTGATCGTCTTTTTCAGTCTGGCCACATCCACGCCCAGACGATTATACAAGCCGCCGCTGACCTTGGAATCCGTCAGAATGGCCTTTATCGCCGCCGCCTGGTCAATGGGCACAATGACCGGAATCCCCTGTTTGGCTATGTCGTACATGGTGCCGATATAGCCGGTTTCATAGCACCCGTGCAGGTATTTGTCAATGGTGGCGTAATTGTCACCGTGCATCTTGTCAAGGATGCTGCCCACCTGCCCCTGCAAAGCCTGTTGGTACTGCTGCTGATAGACCTTTGACCGCTTCCGGGACTGTAGCAGGGCCTTTGTGGCATCGTCAAGCCCATCTTGGGACAGCGCTTGATCCAGCAGGTCAATGTCTGCCTGGAACAGCTTAATCTTTTGATTGATTTCTGCAAGCGCCCTGGCATACTGCCTTTCAAGCTCCTTCAGTGCTTCTTCCTCAGACCCCAGCAGGGATTCCAGGACTTCTTTCTCCCAACGGTTCACATCACATCACCTTCCGGCTGAATCCCCCCAAGCGCCGCCTGTGCTGCCGCCGTAGGATCTTCTTCAGGCGTTGGAAGCTTGTCCTTTATATCGTCATAGTCCAGTTCCAGCGCTTCGCATATCAGCTGCATGGTCAATTCCTGACCCAGCAGGGTTGCGGCATTCTGGATGGTTGTCACCTTCGTCTGCTGCTCCTGGGCCTTTGTAAGGTCAATCTGGGCGTTCTCCTGTGCATTGGTGATGATCTCCCGGTCAAAGTCAAAATAAACATCCTTCTGCTCATAGTCCGTGCCCTGGGTATCGTTGATTTCCTTCAGAACCAGCTTCAACAGCTTCCGCATGAACTGAAGCAGGAACGGAAGAAGGCCGTCACACTTCAGATCAAGGTTCGCATAGGCGCTCTTGATCGCAATGGATGTGGTGGCGCTGGTGTCCTTCAGGGATTCCGTGTTCACTCCCTGCCCAAAGCGGAAAATGTTCTTTTCGTCCACTTCCATCTTGATTTTCCGGGCTTCCACCGGAATATCCACGGTCTTGATATCAACGCCGCCGTCATCATCAACGCCTATGTGCTTTTTGGCCTTGATATTCACCATCAATTCATCCAGATTGTTACCTTGGAAACCACGCACGACATACAGCGCTTCGTTTGTGTCTTGAATGTTGTTTGAAAGACCGGCGTTCATCGCCACAATCATCACCGCCTTTCTTTATTTCTGCAAAGAAAAAGCAGCGTTATCAATACGCTGCGAAGTCTAAATCATTCCACATTTTTGCAGTAAGTTCTCTCTTTTATGTGATAGTCAATATTGTTTCTTTGGCAAAATTCTACAACTTTATCAACACAGGCACTGTAAAATGCTTGATGTCCAGGATATGCCGTAACATTTTTATTGTAATTCATTTTTCCAAAGATGATTTTATCCACAAAAGAAACTGCCTCCAATAATGGATCAAGTTCTTGTTGCATCAAATTTGGCGTTGGGTATGGCTCTATACTAACCCAAGTGCGGCATCCGGCGTTATGAAGATTCTGTATAACATGGTTTTCCTTTTTATTGTCTCCATTCGTCTTACTTTCCCTTTATCGAAATTTTTTGATTTTTCTTTACACACCAAAATCGAGTGGGCTTTCCTTTTTTTGTTGACGGTATTCGGTTAACTTCAATTTTCCCCTTTTCCTCTAAATCGCTTTGACTTGCTCTTTCGTATACTTCATGCTTTTCTCTCCTCCGTCAGCGCCCGGAGCGCATCGACCGTAGCCCGTTTGAGATTGATCCTGCACTCGCACAACCCGTCTTTGTCCTCAGTGCCGGGGATCGCGTTGGGACACCCGGTGCAGCCCTCGCCGCCCTTATCGCCCATGCAGTACTCCCAGGCCTCCAACAGCCAGCTGAGCATCATTGTTTTCTTTTCCATTTCAAACTCCTTTCTTTCGGCTCTTTTTAATCGCTGATTGCTTCAAGCAGTTCTTTGGCAAGGCGCTTCATTTCGGCCTTTGCGGTTTTCCTCTCATAAATGGTCTTGTGACACATATTGCGCTGAATCTTTTCAAGCTCCTTCAGGATGTCCATTGCTTCTTCATTTGCCGCAATCGCAAAAAGCTGTTTTTGTGTCAT